TTTCTGCACTAAACCGGCATGCACATATGGGTGTAGTGGATCGCGTGCGGGAAGACGGAACCGGGGTACTAACGATTGAAGGTAACACGTGTCCAGAAAACTTCTTTGGTGATGAGCGTGATGGCGACGGTTATTACCCAAAGGTTCGTGACTGGAGTGAGTTGGGTGTTCGTGGCGGATTTATCAAGTTAGATTTCTAACATTGCGTTATGAGATAACACTATTGTATGATTCTGTACTGTTTCTTGTAGGGGAGAATATATGACGAATCACGATAAACGCGCACAGGAGCTGCTTGAGTTAATCATTGCAGCTTCTTGTGAAGCAAAGTACCTACGCTTTCATGGGCGTATCAACTCAAGAATCGAAATGGAGTTAGACGATGCGGCTGGTCTTCTTCGTACAGACACTGCAAGCATTGAACAACAACAAAAGCCGTCCATACTTAGAAAGCTAGGTCTCCGTTGAACATAGCTAAGTTAGTAACAATCACACCAAACGCAGAAGCACACATTGCATACTGCGCACGTGTCAGTAGTCCAAATCAAGAGAATCGCGAATACGAGAAGTTACTGCGATACTGCATCCGGAAAAAGCATTGGTCTATCTTCGAGATGGCGCACATGGTTGTAGAGATCAATACGACTCGTGCAATCAGCGCACAGATTCTTAGGCACAGAAGCTTCTCATTTCAGGAGTTTAGTCAACGGTATGCACCTGTACCGCAAACGATCTACCTGCCACTTCAAAGGATGGCTGGAGCAACTAACCGCCAAAGTAGCTTAGACCTTCCAGATGAGCTTACTGAGAGCCAGGACAAGGCATACAAGGATGCCAATGACGCAGTAGTGCGTGCTTTCGACGCCTACCAATGCTTACTGGCTAACGGGTTTGCAACAGAGACAGCACGTATGGTTTTACCAATGTCATCGTCTACTCGACTATACATGGCCGGCAACATTCGCGATTGGCTGCACTACGTTGATGTTAGGACTCAGGAAGATACGCAAGCGGAACATCGTATTATCGCAAACGACATCAAGCTGATTATCGAAGGAGAGCTTCCAACAATACACGAAGCCATGTGGGGGAAAGACTAGTGTTTACTCTTATCAATACCGAAGATCAAGAATATCTTCCTGTCCAAGCAACAGGCCTATCAGCAGGATTCGACCTACGTGCACGACTCGACAACGATGTAACGATTAAGTCAGGTGAACGACTACTTGTCCCTGTTGGCGTCGCATTGACCAAAGAGTTTCCTACTGACCAGTTTGTTGCTGTGTGCTCACGATCTGGACTTGCAATCAACCACGGAGTCTATGTACTAAACGCACCAGGCATCATTGATGCCGATTACGTTGGTCATGAAGTCAAAGTTATTCTTGCAAACTGTGGATCAGCTGACATGGTCATCACAGACAAGATGCGTATTGCACAGGCTCTTATCTTGGAACACAAAGGCAGTGCAAACCTAGGTGCTGGAATCCGCTTAGGTGGATTTGGCAGTACTGGTTAGATGTGCAACTCGCTGTGTACTTGACACTCACGCATATTCTTGTCGTGATAGTCCTCACACTGTAGCTTCAATATCATGCCGCCTTTTGGTAATGCGCTTCCATCCATGAGCGCACCGTAGTTATCCTTACGGCCATGTTCCAAGAGGTGGCTTGATGTTGTTCCAGTATAGGTATCCATGTATGCGCCAGTGCGTATAGTCAGTACTTCCTTATGGCACACCCTGTTCTCTGGTTTTACCTTACCTGTGTTGTAAACAACCTTAGCATCGCGGCCAGCTTGTTTATTGTGTGTGTGACCACGCCAGATAGCATCAACACCCTCAAGCCACATCTGTGCTCGTGAAAAGGTAATCGCACCTTTGGTTACTGGAGCACCACCGCCAGCACCATGATGGTAGTGGATAACGAAGTGGCCATACTTCTTACCTAAGCCATTTTGATCCATGCGAATGTGGATAAACCCATGATAACCACCATAATTGATTGGCTTTCCGCTTTCCTTGGCCAAGAGAATACACAGGTGCTTTACTGGCTCAATATGGTGAAACCGAGCAACACTGTCATCGTGGTTGCCGTCGCCAATCATAAGTATGCGATCTGCGTAAGGAGATAAAATCTCGTAAGCCCATCGAATACTTTCACCAATCATGTCATCACCAGCAGAGTACATTCGTGGATGTAAGTTGTTAGCCCGGTAACGCTTGCGATCACCAGGGAGGATGGCGTCAAACACATCACCATTGATGGCTATAAGAGCATCTTCACTCTCAGCTCGTTTTAGTTCTTTCTCAATAAGCTTGTAGTCAGTATGCAATGATCCGATGTGTAAGTCGGACATCAAAGCAAGGTTCAAGACGTTTTTACTTGTGTGCTCAATGACTGTCATGTCTTGATTATTGTCACAGGTTTTGGTGTTTGTAGTAACAACAATCAATGCCTAACATGATGCAAGTGTATAGACGTGAACCACGCTATAGCACAAAAAAAGGGTATCCGAAGATACCCTTAGCTTGGGAGGTTTGAAGGGACTAGAAACCTTGCTCGCGCAAGACAGACAATGGCGTGATCCTGATTAAAGGGCCGTACTCTTGTGTGCGTTCTATGTATATCATTCGCTCTAACGGTAGTCCAGCTTCATACATGGCGTACCTTCCTGGCCCTAGAATGTCTCGCAATACGATGTCTGGCAGCATACCGATAATCTCATCACGGGACATATAGTCAGGCATCGCACCGCCTTGTACAGACGCATACTCCATCCAAGACATTGTGACCGGTACTAGGATGCACCTACATCGAGGATGAGACTCAAACTCATCGTTAGTAGCATACATTTTCCCGTGAAGGGTCAGGCATCCGACGCACGTTTTGTTATCAATGACTGCAACACGCCGGTAACCTTTGACCAGTCCTTGGTTTAGGTTATTGATCCTACTAGCCACACGACGCGTTGTAGCTTCGATTTCTGTAGTAGAGATGTTCTCCATTGTGCTGTCCACAAGGTCAACAATTTCGTTTATCAATCGCGAAACATCACTTGGTATTATTTCTGGCGTTTGGAGTTCTTCCGCAATCCGAGCAGATACACGAGTAAATACATCAGACGATGTGTTTTCTACGATGTTCTGTAAACTGCTGCCGCCATAACTGTAACCAGTGGCAAACTCATCAGCGGATGGCTTACGAATCTTAGGCTTACCGACACGTGCTGGCTTTGCACCCATGTTGTAGATAATGACTTGAGGATACATGAGCAAGGTAGCTTCAATAACTGCTTGCTGTCCAGAGATAACTTCGTCAGTAACCTTGGACACGTACTGCTTGTGCTTCTCATTATCTTGAAGTAACTCAATGATTTCTTGATAGAAGCGTTCAGCCTGGAATGCAGTAACGTCAGGGAGCTGCATCATAGCAAGGATATCAATGATGCGATCGTAGACATCTACAAAGACGTTGGAAATGCGATCCTTTGCAATCCAAAGAACGGCGTCTACCTCATCGCGGTAATAACCGACCGCGTTGTCGTACTTATTGATTGTCTCTTTTACTGCACCTGTACTGGCGTGGTTACATTCATCACCACATACATACACCATCCATCCATCGTCCATAAGAACATTCTCCTTGCTATACAACCATTACTTGTTATAGAATAGTGTAACGCATTTTGATGCTATCACGGCAGTTAGGGGCAGAATGATAGAGAAAGCACCACGTGTTCGAAGGGACTATCCTTGGGCACACAGAGAAATCCTTGCTGGTCGCAAGGTTATGCGCTTTGAAGCGCGTTGGTTTATCCAAATGGTTGAAGGCCGCATGTGTACATATCGCATTGACGGTGCAGAAAACCGAGTATTTACCGGTATTACATCGCTGACATCAGGCGATCTTATGGCTTTAGATTGGGTGGCATACGAATGAGCGTATCTATAAAAGACCTAGTAGGTTTACCAGACAACTGGGTCAATGAAGTTGAGTGGGAAGAAGACACACTGATGATGGTGTGTTACAAGCTGCTCAATATTCACCAGGTGCATGATGACGTATTGGACTTCATCAACGAGCACGGACGTGATTTAGCGTTTAAAGGAAACATTGAAGGATGTGAGCATTTGCACGAAGCGTGCAAGATTGGACTTACCTTGATCGAGGACGGTGAAACCTTTACAAATGTAAGTTTCGCGAACTGGATTGCGGCACATCTAGAAGACGAAGTTAATTTCGAGCTTCATCACGCCGCTGAACTTGAGTACGAAGCTAAGGCAGATGGGTCATGGTGGAAAGATTGATAAACGCACGAAGCATTGCCGACATCAAGAAGCACGCTCCTGTATCAACGGGAATTCCTCGTAAACCTAAAATCACAGATCAGGTTTGTATGAAAGTGCAGCTACGAATCATGGACATGTATAAGTCTGGCATTAGTATGCGCCGTATAGGTGAACAGCTGTATGGCGAAAAAGTACCTCATCCAGACACGACTGTTCCATGGAGTACGGAAGCAATCGCAGCCATTATCAAAGAACGGAAGAACGATCAATGACAGGAATTGAAGCACTGAAAGCATTGGCATCTGGGAAAAGGATTCGTCGTCAAGATTGGGGAGCACATGAAGCAGTATGCCCGTATGAAACGGGTGAATACATCCCTCTTATAGCCCAACCGACATACGCGCTAACAATGAATAGGTGGAAAAGAATTAATGAGCCACTTGACTTTGATGTAGAGTTGCAACGCATCTATACCGATTTCCTCATGGATGACTGGGAATTAGTAGAATCTAAAGACCATATTGTTGATTCCAACGAAAAGGTACCTCAGTGAACAAAGGGATAACACAGAGGCAAGCTTTTTCGCACCTGCTTAAAGGCACGAAGATACGTCGTAAACGATGGCCAGATGATAACTGGATCCAGCACGTGCATACAGGCGAGAAGGTTACACTGCATTGTCATTGGACGACTCCAGTAGCTGAAGGTGCATCAATAGCAGACGAGATCATTTTCGGTTTAATCGCATGGGATGATTGGGAGATAGTGGAATGACCGGATCAGAAGCTTTGACCGATATAAAGCGTGGCCTAAGAATGCGTCGGATGCAATGGCTCAAGGACATGTACGCTGTAGTCAAGGATAACGACGTAGTCATAATCAGAGACTCATCCAGCAAACCTCAGTTTAAGCTGCGTGTCTACGATTTACTCCAGGATGACTGGGAAGTATATTTATGATTACTCTAATCACGGGAATACTAATTGGGGTAGCACTCTGCTACATTGGTAGCCTGGTCGCTGACATAGTAAAGTTTCAACACTTCAAGGCGTGGTTACGATCTAACAATGTAGACGTCAACTCTTTGAGCCAAGAGGACATGAGCGCAGCTCTCACAGCATATAACCTACGCAAAGTACCCAACGTTACTATAGACCTAGTAAATCATATAGACAAAAACGAGAACAATGACGTATAATAGATCAGAGACCTATCAAGCTTAGTCATCGCTCAAACAGATTGGTCAATATCGGAGCCAGTACATTAACTTTGGATTGGTAATTGGTCACTGGCTCCGAGTCAATAGTGGTTGTTGCCATTATGGAAATACCCACACAACATGGGCTGTTAGTTTAACGGTAAAACAGCATCTCGGTACAGATGAGATGAAGATGAAGGTTCAAGTCCAGGCCGGCCCATTCAACTCTTTCCAAAGTGGAAACACTTCAAAAGGTAACACTATGAACGCAATAGAAATAGGGATTGCTGGGTTTATGCTTTGGATGATCCTGCACGAGCTTCGAGGTATTGCGGATAATGTACGCAGAGCATCAGATGAAGTATCTAGGATGAAGGCCACGATCAACGAAATTAAAGAAGCTGTTGGAGACAACGCCTTTGAAGCCATGTTGAGTAAGCCACTAACAAAAACAGATAGCTTTGGCAGCCTATATGCTGCTACAAATATAGCAAGCGATGAGTTGTAAAGAAATCCTTTATAACTGGTACAATTTAGACGCCACTGAGAAGTGAGCATCAACAAGAACAACAACCAACCAAAGGAAACCTCGGCTCGTCACCGGGGTTTTTTGTTGTATACTCCCTTTGCCACCGCAAGGTGAGCACTATGGAAAGACCAGTAAAACGGCGATCCGTAAACTCTAACTCCGCAAACAAGAAAGACCACTTAGAAGTCATAGCCCCAGATTACTGGACGAAGCCTATGATCCACAGGTGGTCTTTTTAATGGGTGGTTCCATTATGGAACCTACCTATCTAGAGCGTGTCTTATTCTAGCTTCTGCGATCTTGTAGTACTGCTCATCCATCTCGCAGCCAATAAACTCAAAGCCATCGAGCATAGCAGCTTTACCAGTAGTGCCCGAACCCATGAATGGATCCAGTACTGTGCCTCCAGGCTGGGTTACAAGACGACATAAGTAACGCATCAAGTCAGTTGGCTTGACTGTTGGATGCTGATTGGCGGCAACACTATCATTACGTTGAAATGCTGTTTCGTTACGTGCTTGCCTCCCATCATGGCTATACTGTTTTTCTTCAAAGTCATCCAGACCTTCATTACGATCCTTCTTTCCTGCCTTAGAACAGTAGAAGAAGCGTGCAGCGGATCCTGAAGAAGAGTCCGATCGTCCGGATGCAATATGACCTGTAGGTTTACCATTGTTGTTGAAATGCCTCGCACCATCGGTGCGAACCCATGAGCCACCTTTAGTGTCAGGGAATAGGTTGAGCACCTCCTGAGATCCATCATGGATGAAGTTAGCTGGCCATCTACCTAGTGGGTTAGCAGGGTTAGCACCAGACAGGTCACTACTGTTCTTCCAGCTGTTATCCATAACACCGCCACGCTGGCGTATCTGATCCACACCCTTAGATAACTGCTCGTAGTCAGCCGCATCCATAGGAACACGGCAAGTATCTATATTCATGCCACCTGTACCGTACTCAAGTACGTTAGCAGCTACAGTACCTACCAATGGCTTACGAGCTACCGTGATGGGCTCGAGTGAAGGTTTAAGGGATGTACCCCAGCCTTCCCACTTCTTAGCATCATCCGACTTAGCCTCGTACGGAGGGACAGGATTACTAGTAAGTTTATTCTCCTGATCCACATCAGACGCCTGGTAACTACTCGCAGTAGGAATAGCCTTACCCCTATTCCCATGACCATGTAACTTATCAATAGAGACAGACACATTATGGGACTTAGGGAAACCACTCCCATATACCCAAGCAATCATGTCCCTGATCTCAAAACCAGCATCCTCGATATTCACAGCCATACGATGCTGAGTACGAGTGCCAGCAAACGCTAACAAGTAACCACCAGGCTTCAATACCCGGTAACACTCTCTCCATATATCAACAGAAGGAACATCATAGTCCCACTTCTTACCCATGAAACTCAAACCATACGGAGGATCACACACAACACTGTCTACACTACTATCCTCCAACAAACCCATACTAACCAAACAATCCCCTAACAATAACCTATACATACCAATCCCCTATACCCAATAACGTCAACCTAACCTTAAATATATTATTCTATATATCTAGAACAAGTAAGATTTCAGAAGAAGCAATTTCAAACTCTTACTTGTTCTAGATATATTTAAATATATAAGGGACTCCGAAAGCTACGCAAGATGACAAAATGAAAATAACTCTGATAATCATAAGTAT